CCTGCTACAGTAACAGGAATTACCCGACCATTCTCCCGTTCAAAGATTGTTTTTATTTTTCTCATATAATTATTTAAGAGTAAATCCCTCTATGATAAATCTAATAAATTGATAGAGCCCGTATCCTGCTACAAATAGTCCGATACCATATGAGATACAGAGCCAGAGTTTATCCTCGGCTTTTCTAGTTTCTCTTGCTTGCATAGAATACATTAATGAGTCTGCTATATGGTCGTGCGTATTCCAATAATGACGAACATCTTTCATAGTTGTTGAAGTTATTTCATCAACTAGTATCTGTTGTGCTAATTGTCGTAACTCTACCTGTTTTTTGTTCATAAAAAATTAATTAAAACAAATCTCGTTTCAAGCGTACCCAGCGATGAGAACTTGAAACGAGATTTGTGCTAACTAATGCTGGGTAGTTTAATCTCATCGCTTGTACAAGTATCGCATACTATAAAACTAATGCAAGTATTAAAAAACAAAACTGTGGAAAAGTATTTATAAACTATTTTCTCGTTGGTGGTTGCCACTGGGTAACATCATAACTCTTGCCTTTTTGTAGTGATACTCGGATATTCTGATCCATGGTTTTATGCGTAGTGTCGGTATAGTAAGTCTCCATATAGATATACTCTACATGGGGCATATCACCTCTATCTATTCTGCCGTGGGATTGTTTATAATTTACAAAACCATACGCATAACTAAAGAATACCATACGTTTATGTCGTGGTAGTTCGTATCCAGTAGTAGATTGCATTTGGCATACTACAATAGGCTCATCTCGTAACCCATCATGATATTGATCACTCCCAGATACTGCATTGCAATTAAACAACTGTTTTAAATACTCTACTTCGTCTCTATAAAAACAAACGATAACCGTTCCGGGTATTACTAATTCTTTTAGTTTTGCAATTTTGTTAGGATGTCTATTTTCAAGTCTATAAAAATCATGTGATGTAGGTTCGGTATCAGTGATAGGAAATTCAAGTGGTATCGGTACGTTCACTGTTTCATACTTTGCATTAGGGTTATCCTCAAAATACATAAACGATATTTTCTGTATACCACGTTTCAGTTTATCCATGGTCTCTTTGTCGGTTCTGTTTTTATAACACTTTCGTTCTATGGCTTTCCCTTGTGCATTTTTCATCCATTGCTTACCTAAAAACTGGAATACCTTACGCCATTTTTCTAAATGACTAGGGTGTGATAATCCTAATATGCAATAATACGCAAATAGTGATGTCCAACTACTACGGATTGGGGTAGCAGATAAAATGATGTGAGGTATATGCATTTTACTTTGTAACCATGAATATAATACCTGAAATCGAGTACTGGTAGTGTTACTGACTATCTCGTGGATTTCGTCTTGTATGATACATACAATATCATCGGGAATAGGGGTAGTGTATATCTCGTCTCGTGTCATGACTACATAATTCATACCCTCTGTATCACGAATCCAGTCCTTTTTCTTTTTCTTGATACAGATTACCAGTTTCTTACCAACAAACCTATCTGCTAGAATAAGCGACATCAAAGTTTTTCCGAGACCAGTACCTACACAAAGTAGTAGTTTTTGAGTATCTTTATGCTCGTTATAGCATCTAACCTGCCAATCTCGGAGGTTATATTCTGTATTGTTTAGAGTGTATTTCATAGTGGGTATGATCCGTATTCTTCTATTAAATCTTTCAACTTAGTGGATTGTTTTATTACATAGAGACTTTCACTGTTCATAAAGATAGGGACAACATGTGGTTTGTTGTCTTGTAAATATACAATACAAAGATATTTATAATCCGAACAAACTAAATCAAGCCCACGACTTCCTCCGAAATCCATAGCACTGTCTGATACATGAAATCCAACTGGATTTGGATTTGCTAATATTGCCTTTTGTTTCAGTCGTATACAGTGGGGGTTAAATGTACCACCTTTGCATACCTTTACCTCACACAAAAACCTACGCACACCTATATCCTGCATAAGCACACGAAGTACCTGCATATGATATTTGCTTTCATGTTCTAATTTTTCAGTGGTTTTTTTCATATCTAATCGGACACACACTGTGTATGTATCCTATAGAGACAAAAATTATAGGGTCACAATCGTTCGGAGGATTGCATCTACTTCGAGTAAAAACTCGGTTTGTTTTTCAAGTGCAATCTGTATCTTATCTCCCAGAGATTCTCGTGTAACTTCTATGATATGGAGTGGGTGTATTTTTATATCAGGATTATATCCTACGAAATACAATTTTTGTAATTGCTCATTCACTGCGAAGTACTGGATAACCTGATGTTCGTATTCGTCAGGTACTTCGTTCGTGAGCCATAGTTTCACATAGTTTTTACCGAGTGGACATTTTACCTCTACTGCGAGCGTGTCATCGTCTTTCACCATTCTATCAGGTGAGTTTCCAATATGGGTATTGTCATCATGTTCTGCAAATCCGATAAGCTCTGTTTGTATCCCTGTTTCAAATTCAAATACGGTGATAGCCTCTGGTTCTAATCGTGTCCCACGATCCATAGGGTTCTCGTAGTCGGTCGAAACGCCAACAGATAACCTTTCGGCTATTATGTCGTATATCGCCTCCTGACGAGCCTTGGGTGTCCCCATAATCGCTTTGAGTGTGGTTCCTGTTATCTTGCCTTTGCGAATTTGACTCCATTCAATAGAGCCTTGTGGCATTAAATGTTTTTTCATAGAGTTATTTAGAGTTAATTGCTAGATACAAGTTGGCTACTGCTTCTTCTGGGGTTGAGCCAGTTCCAAAAATAGAACTTGAATTATCATCAACATAACAATAACCCAGTGCTCCACCTGTTATACCTGCTTCCCATAAACTATTTTCTTTTTTTAAGAGACCATTAAATCCATCTCCACACGCTTCTATGAGTTCAGAGAGTGTTGGACATTTTACCCAGTCTTTCAACATAGCATCATATTGTATATCAGAAGTAGTGTCACCATAATCATTTCCAATCCACCATCCTGTGTCATTATCATAATGAAGCATGTGAAGTACAAAATTATCTTTTGTACTATAACTATTCCTTTCATTATGATAAGCAAAATCCATCCATGGGTTTGTTTGTTTATATAACTGTGGAAACCCAGCGTTTTTTAATTGTAGGGCGAGTTCGTAATTAATCATATATTATTTTTTTTCTACTAATATAATTTTTACACTATTTTCTTTATCATGCTTTTGTAAAACAAAATCAGCTTGTTCTTTTGAAATACCATTTCTTTGAGTAGTATTTCTTACTACTTTCTTAGCAACCTTTTTCACTACAGGTTTTACTACTTTCTTAGCAACCTTTTTCACTACAGGTTTTACTACTGGTGCGACCATAGGTGCTTTTGATTTTTTCAATTCTAGTTTTCGTGTATCAGCATATGATCGTATCTCTGCATCTTGTCGTTGGTCTTCTGATATCGATAACCAAATATCCATAAGTTCACCATAGTTTTTTGCAGTTTGTAATTCAGCAATAGTGTCTTTTATCGAGTACGGCTTCCCTACATTCATGACAACCTGTGCGTAGTAAGTAGCGTGTTCCGATAGTAACCAATCACGCCAATATATAATACGTTCGGTGAGATTTAGCTGTGGATTGTTTTGTATCTCAAATTTTGCAATTTCAGTGGCATTGTTATTCGCATTAAAAAATGCTATTGATAGACCTTTTTTGTACTCTCGGTCGTTCATCATTGCATCGTAGGTTTTATCATTCATATAATTATTTTGAAAGTTCTGCTTGTAAAAAGTCATCGTCTACCATGTCGTCTATGTTATCAGGTTCAAAATCATCATTTTGTTTGTCCTGATCATCGTTATCTCGTGGATAATCTATCTCCGTATTTTCAGGAGATAATGGGTGGTTGTCTATGTTGTTGTACATAAAATTACTTAAAAGAAATATCACCACGAGCGTTCCTGCTTATAGGTACTCGTGGTGATATTTCTGCTAATTAAATAAGCAGGAACATAAAACCTATAAGCTAAAACCACTATAGCATAGTGGTTTTATAGTGCAACTCATTAAAAATGAAACTGTGGAAAAGTCTGTGGCTATTGGGTATTAATACCACCTCGTAAATACTCGACTGCTCCCTTGAAATCCTTTCTTTGCAACTCCATAACCACATCAATTACATCAGCGAATTTCCCACAAGCATAACATTTCACTGTATTTGGGTATTTAGAATTAAAGTCATTATAATAGAGTGATGGATGATTATCACTATGAAAAATACATTTACATACTCCCCCTTTAAAATCTAAAAAGTGTGTGATGGGGATTTGTTTCACTTGCTCTATGTCATTATCTATATTTGCGAGTACTGGTTTTTCCCTGAATTTATCTCGATAAATATCTGAAACAATACCAAGTAACTGGTCTCGATAAAAAATATCACCAACATTATTTTCTATATAACTCTGGGTACGATTAAGACTTGCCTTTGTCGTGATATTTCCAAACATTAGTGATAACTCTATAGGTACTATGGGAAAATTAGAAAACATATTTGTATTATAGATCTGCTCACAAATATCATTATACTCACCAGTAAGATACACAATAGATACTGCTTTTACTTTTCCAATCAATTTTTTATATAACTCAACACTCGCTTTTTTTCCTGCTGTATCTGTATCAAAAACAATAATCACATCATAATCTGCGAGTATTTCCGTCCATTCATCCCTCCAACTATTACATCCACCTGTACTTGATACGACTGGAGTTTCTTTTTCTAAATAGTTATACAAAGCCAAACAATCAAACTCACCCTCGGTTATGTACACTGTTTTTTGTTTGTTCGAATTAATCTTGAGTGAATACGAATTATATAATTGCATAGACGAACCTTTCTCATACCGATACTTCATAGCAGGATTACCAAATACTCGGTACTTTGAAAATATATGCATATTGTTTATATCTCGTATCTGTATTTCTATTTCATTATTACGCACAATGATTCCCTCTCTATTACGTATTACGAGATCAGGTGATATACAATGCTCTCGTAAATAATTGATGATATTAGAATTCATAACCATTTATTAATTTTTTTAGGGGTAATATAGATATACGACTATCGTCTACGAGAAACCATTTTGTAAGTCTTGCACCTCCTTTATGTATTCTTTTTTTATCTAATCCTAATTTTTTAAGAATTGTTGCAATAATCATTTCATCATATTTAGAAATAGGTTTTGATTGTAAATTCTTATGAATAACATTATCAAATATATAAGTAACAGTGATACCATCTCTGCGTTCCTGTTCTGATAATTCGTTCCAATACCAATCATCAACCAATCCCTCCCATGGATGTTCCTCCTGTCTTAATTCTTGCTGACGGAGTGTCTCCTCTATTGGGAATTCCCAATATGTTTCTTTTAAATTTATTACTCTATGATATGCCTCTGCAAATAACTGATCTCGATTTTCTTTTAACCATTTTATATCTGCACCACCCTCTCGTTCAAGTTTTGTAGGTAACCATCTGCGATTACCGGTATCGTCTTTTAAGTAAGTATCTTCATTTGTAGTCATTGTAAATACACATCTGCGTTTATATTCTTGCATAAATCTACCATATGCAGGACGGAATCTATCTACTTGTGTGGTAATAATTGCTTTCATTCTTTTGACTTCTGTACGAGATAATGTTTCACCCTCGGCAAATTCTACAATCATTTTTCCTTGTAATTGCATAAAGAAATCTTTTGTATCGGTGGACATAGATGTTTCTACATACCATTCTCCTCCTAGAATAGAAAATGCTGTTGATTTGTTTTTACCCTGTGAACTTTCTACTACAAATACATGGTCAAATTTAGATCCTGGGTGTACATTTCTTTGAACTATTGCTTTTAAGAAATTACTTCCTACTGCTCTATGATATTCATCATTAGGAGTACCATATACAGTCGTGAGCCATGTATCTATTCTAGGTACATTATCCCATACGAGAGATTTAAAATAATCTACGATACTGTCATATCTATTATCATAGGATACTTTTTTTATTGCTTCTTCTACCATAAAAGAACTAACTTTTTGCAAAAAAGGATACCGAACTGAAATATCTGCTACTATTGTTTGTAAATCTTCATCTTGTATAAGTTCATTTTTATATAATATATTTTGTGTGAATAAATCTTTTTTTAATGTATTTTTATATGCATTGTCTTGATGTAAAATGCGACATACATTTTCCATACACACCGTAGGAACTTGTACCTTTTCTTTATTAAGAGTGGAAAGGAACTCTATTTTTTTTTGTTTTTCCATAAAAAGTAGGGGAGAAAACTAATAATAATTATAGCGTGCTTTTTTATGGATTATATTCTGTACTCTATCTACCAGCACGCTAATGCCTACGATAGATAGAGTACAGAACACGATCCATAGAGACATTATACTATACTTTAGGAAATAACAAACTTTCATTTTTAAACCTGTGGAAAAGTATAACTTGACAGGTTTTTTATTATACCACACATCAAAACTTGACAGAAAAAATGGTATAATATTTTTATAAACCCTTATTTTATAATGGGTGCTATTTTAAAAAATGCCATTTTTCGGCATTTTTTGAGCAATAAATACCTGTCAAGGGTGCCCTTGACAAAAACAAATCTCATAGAGATTTTCCATTTGAGCTATATGGGATATAGAAGTCATTGCCACACCTACCCTGCCATACCACACCAAAAGTGGCAAAATGAACCCTGTAATAAAAAATACTTATATTCTAAGTCTCATTATATATATTTAGGTATGGTAGGTATGGCAATGTATATAATAGCTTATAATATAAGGACGAAAAGTGTGCCATACCTATTGCCATACCTATAGAAGTGGTATGGTAGGTATGGTGTGTGTTTTTCCACAAGTTTTTTACTATTTTCTTGCTTATTTTATTGCAGGTGGTAAAATGGTTGTATCAGAGATTTTTATTATAATCATTTCTCTGAGTAAATTATTTATGTCACAAGCACAAGACTTACAGTCGCAAATTTTTAACAGCAAAAATCTATCAGTACGAGAAAGAATTACAGACTGGTGTCCTGAATTCCGTAAAACTATAGGATCTAAAGTTTTCGGTAAATACGCAGGTCATTGGATTAAACCAGCAGAAGGAATGTACAAAGAGCAATTGTATATTGCAATTGAAAATGCAGATAACTCTGCTATGGTATCAGCGGTACAATTACCATCATATCGTTTGAATGAAGTTCTTGGATATGATATTGGTGATTTGATTGGAGTTGAATATGCAGGAGAAAAACCAGCAAAAGTAAAAGGTATGAATGCTACTAAAGTTATTAATGTGTACAATGGTGCATATCAAAATCGTGTAGCATCAGGAAATGTTTCAGTATCAGCAAAAAATGTATATACTACAGCAGATACAAGTTCAGAACCAATTGATGATACTATGGAGGATATTTCATTCGAATAAAAAAACAAAAACCATTGTAAAATACTTGCAGTGGTTTTGTTTTGAGTGTATAATATTTATATATGTCAAACCCTGTAGGAAGACCAACTAAATACTCAGAATATATACTCAAAAAAACACTTGAGTATATTGATTCGTGTGAAGATACAGAAAAGCAATTATTAAAACAATCAGGTGATAATAAATATGGTGGTTATGAAACTTATGAAAATAAACTTGTAGTAAATCTACCGTCTATTGAGGGATTAGCTTTTTTTCTCAAAGTGGATAAGGGTATACTTTACGATTGGGAAAAAAAACATAAGGAATTACACCACGCTTTTAACGAATTGCGTGCAAAACAGGCTAAAGTTGTTTTGAATAAAGGACTTTCTGGAGAGTATAATCCGACCATAGCAAAACTTATCTTGTCAAATAATCATGGATATAAAGAAAGAACAGATACTACATCTAATGATGAAACAATAAATGTTTCTGTAATAAACTATTCATCGAGTAATGATTATGAAAATAAGAAATCTAAAACCAAAAAATAACTTTTTATGAATATCACTATTCCATGGAATTTTACTCCTAGAGATTATCAATTGCCTATCTTTAAAATATTTGATGAAGGAAAAATAAAAAGAATTATTCAGGTATGGCATCGTAGAGCAGGAAAAGAAAAGACAGATATAAACCTTGTTGCAAAAAAGATATATACAGAGATAGGTGCGTACTACTATATTTTTCCAACCTATAATCAAGGTAAAAAGATTTTATGGAATGGTGCAGATAAAGACGGAGTAAGATTTTTAGATCACTTTCCAAAAGAAACAAGGTTGCGGACTGTTGGTAACGAAATGTTTATAGAATTTAAAAATGGCTCAACGTTTCAGGTTATTGGCTCGGATAATATTGATAGTATCGTAGGAACAAACCCACGAGGTGTAGTGTTCTCTGAGTACTCATTGCAAGACCCAAAAGCATGGGATTACATCAGACCTATTCTTGCAGAAAACGAAGGATGGGCAATATTTAATTTTACTCCTCGTGGTAATAACCACGCAAAAGATTTACTTGACTATGCAGAGAGTGACCCAGATAATTGGTATGTATCTAATCTTACGGTAGATGATACAGGAGCTATATCACAAAAGATATTAGACCAAGAACGAAAAGAAATTGTTGCTAAAAATGGTGATGATAGTATTTTCCGACAGGAGTATTATAATAGTTTTACAGCAAGTATAACCGGAACATACTACGGACATATCATAGAAGAAATGGAAGAAGAAGGAATGATAACAGATGTACCATATGATCCAAATATGCCGGTACATACATGGTGGGATTTAGGAATAAACGACAGTATGTCTATTGGTTTTTTTCAAGTAAATAGAACAGAAACACGATTGATAGATTATATCGAAGGCTCTGGTGAAGGATTAAATTATTACATACAAGAATTAGAAAAGAGAAAATATATTTATGGTAAACATTATGCACCGCATGATATCACTGTTCGAGAACTCGGTACAGGAAAGTCACGATATGAATCAGCACTTGCACTTGGATTAAAATTTGAAGTAATACATACAAAAGAAGGAGGTATAAAATCAGCAGTTCCTATGTTATCCATCATGGATGGTATCGATGCAGTGCGTAGAAAATTACCAACCTTGTACATAGATGAAATAAAATGTGCTAGAGTAGTAAAGTGTTTAAAGAACTATCAAAAAGATTTTGATGAAGTTAATAAAGTTTATAGAAACAATCCAAAACACGACTGGTCAAGTCACTGTGCTGATATGATAAAATATTGGGCAGTCACTGATATCGAAAATGACCGTGTCCCTAAAGTTACTATTAGCAGACCTAATTATACAAAATCCAACTATGGAAACAAACAACGCAATTACAATAATCCTAAATAAAGATGGTGAAAAAGTATTTCATCAGTTTTTTATGTTGCCAAAAGATGACTTTGAAAAAGATATATTGAAAAAACTTTTAGAAAAGGCTTTACAAGATTTAGAGAGTTATATATAATCAAGATATGATTACTCTCAATGATTTAATTGTAGATAAAAAAGGAAACATTCAGAACCAGGTATCTGAGTATGTTCCTAGTAAAAAAGTAAAAGAGAGATATAAAACTGTTATTGATAACCTAGAGGATGCTTGGGAAATTAGAAATAGACCATTTGAAGAGTTTAATAATTATTCTCTTATTGATCGATTGAACATGGATAGACAAAGTTTCAATCAGTTTATTTATACCGAAGCACGAGACCCTTCAGAGGAATGGAAAAGTAACGCTTTCCGTCCTATTGTTCGTAATAAAATAATGACGATTGCTGCACACATAACAGCAAGTATTATCTATCCAAAAATATACGCACAAAACGATAAAGACATGGAGGATAGAGATGCATCTATGGTTATGCGTGATATCATGGAGTGGGCAAATGAACAAGCCCTCTATGATAGAACTTTTATGGATGGTGTCATCAATGCACTTGTAGATCCTATCTCTATTATTCATACAGAATATGCAGAAAAGTATCGAGAAATAAAAGAATATATTTCAGAGCATGAAGATGAGTACATGGAAGAAGACGGAGAAGAAGTTGATGAAACTGATGATATTGAAAACGAAAATCCTAAAAAGAAAAAATGGAAAGTCAAGAAAATACTTGATGAACTATATTCAGGATTTAAAGATAGTGTTGTACTACCTGATGAGTTTCTTATTGCAAATCCATATGAGCAAAATGTTCAAAAACAACCATACTTATTTTTACGCAGAGTAATTCCGTTTGAAAATGCAAAAGCAAAATATGGTGGAAATGAAGACTTTGATAAATATGTAAAACCAGGGATTATACTTTTATATTCAGATGTTCAAGATGTATTCTATGAAGTGTACGATGATGATATGACTGATAGGGTTGTTGAGGAAATTGTTTATTATGATAGAGAAAATGATTTACAACTAACCTATGTAAACCGAGTATTGATTGATGACGTTGATAATCCAAATCCACGAAAGGATAAAAAATATCCATTTGCTGTCACAGGATACGAAAAATTCAATTCACGATTTTTCTATTATAAATCACTTGCATTTAAACTTGCACCTGATGAAGAAGTTGTAAATACACTTTATCGAATGATTATCGATGGTACATATCTACAAATTATGCCACCTGCTGTTGTCTTTGGAAATGAAGAAGTTTCATCAGATGTTATTGCACCCGGAACTGTTACTACTATTTCTACAGAGAATAATCCTAATGCAGCATGGCAAACATTATCGACAAATAATAACCTTAATGCTGGACTAACTACCATGCAAAAAGTTGAAAGTTCTATATCAGAAAGTTCAGCAGATGACTTGCAAAGTGGAAAAGCAATAGATGGATCACAAACTGCTTTTGAAATATCACGACTGGAACAAAATGCAAGAGTTTTATTTGGAATGTTTGCAAAAATGATTTCGTTTATGGTTCAAGACTTAGGAGAATTGCGTGTTAGTGATATCACACAATATATTACTGTAGGTGATGCAATGGAACTCGAATCAGATGCAGGTATACTTCGTTTCAAAAACTTTGTATTACCAGATAAAATGATTGACGGTAAAAATAAAACACGCATCATCCGAATGGATGGAGATATGCCTGATGAAATGACTGAAGAAGAAATAGACGAAGAGTCTATGAAATTACTTGAGGAACAAAGTGAATACGGAGACAATGTCCAAATATGTCGAGTAAATCCTACATTATTTAGAAAACTTAAATTCAAAATAAAAGTTGTTCCTGAAGCATTATTCCCTAAAAGTGATGCACTTAAAAAAGCATTGGCACTTGAAGCCTATGCACTTGCTATGAATAATCCGTATACACAAAAAGAAGCAGTAACACGAGACCTGTTATTACAATCATTTGATGAAACACGAGATGATCCTGACAAGTATATGCAGACACAACCTACAAATCCAGTAACCGGACAATCAGGTGCAGAAGATGTTGCAATAAAAGGTCAGTCAAAAGTAATGCAACAAGAAGGACAAGTAACTGCGGATGAATTATCAGGTAAATTATAATCTTATTATGTCACAACCTATTGATTTACAAAAAGAATTACTCCATGTGGAAGTAATGGAACAATTGAAAGAATTACTCGCAAATGAGGAATGGACATTCGGTCAGTTCTACATTGGCGATATTGTGTCAATGATTCAAATTATGATGCGAGAAACCTCTCTAAAATTAAAAGTATCTGATTTAGGTGATGTAAAAAAACATACACTTACAGAAGATGCTCACCATTTTACAGAAGCAGAAAAACAATACTCATTAAAACTAAAAGTAGCAGAGATTATGAAAGATGTAACTGTTGGTGATGCACTATCTATCCTTGATTCGTTTACGAGTAATATTGATAAACGAAAAAATCAAATTGTAGGACCACTTACGATTGATCAGTTAGATATTAAATTACCAACTAAAGAACAAATTCATGAACTCTATGAAAAATCTCAAAGTGAGCATACAGAACCTACTCCTGAAGCATCTGTTTAATGCAGTAACTGAAGATAGTTTTTTACAAATTCTCAAAAGAAAAACTCCTCAAGGAGATATCCCATTTGATATTATTGTTGGTAAAGAAAGTATCGGTGAAAAGAAAATCAAGGAATATCGCAAGCAGGCAAAAGTCTTGAAAGATACTGAACTGTATAGTAAAATACTTGATTCAATGAAACATACAGCAAATGAGCAACTTTTCAAAAAAGCAGTTACAACTGATGATATGATTTTCGCTCGAGCAGTGTTATATACTGTTGACATCATAGAGAAAAAAGTTGATACTATATCTGAGATAACAATAAAATAAAAATACACTCCTAAAAAAGACATTGTGTCTTTTTAGTAATTCTGTTTCAAGTATTCAGGAGTGTATACTTCACCACGGAGTTACTAAAAAGCCACTATGCGAAATAGGGGCTTTTTTTAACCGCAATAAGCGAGAACTCTTACCGTCATTATGACGAGAACCGTTTTCATAACGAGTATATGCCAGAACCAATTGTTGAAAAAGTAGAGGAAACTACTGAAGAAGAAATTCTTGAAACAAACACTCCAGATGATGAAGTTATCGATACTTCAGATACGGAGACAGAAGCTGACGAAACTGATAATGGTGACGATGATCTAGATTACGACACTGAACTTGAAGAACTTCACAAGCATAAGAAACACAACTTCGACAATGCTAGCAAAAGAATTCAAGGTAAAAAAGAGCCAGTAATTACAGATGATATCGTTGAAAAAATCGTTTCACAGGTAACTGAAAAACTATCATCAAAACAATCAAGTGATACTATAGAGGATATTTTATCTTCTATAGATAATCCTAAAAAACGAGAAATTGTTCGTTTTCATTACGAAAACTCAATCGTAAAATCAGGTACATCACGAGAAAATATTCAAGATGATATTGCTAACGCTTTAGCAATCGCTGATAGGAAATTAAATGCTAAACGTAAAAGTGAAGCACAAGAAACAGAAAAAGCAAAAGCAGGTATGAGTAAAGGTTTTTCAGGAGGTTCTAAACCAACTACAAAATCAACTCACAATACTTGGCAAACTATTCTAAATCCTACAGAGATTGCGTTTGGAAAAAGCCGTAATTGGACAAAAGAAATGTTCGAAAAGGCAGCAAGCCAAAAAAGACAAGCAAAAAATTAACCATTAATTTAACCTTAAACTTTTATGTCAAGAAATGATATATCAGTGCATTTGAACTTAATTCAAAATGCACCAGCAATCCCTTTCGCAACAGAAGCAGCATCATCAGCAATCGTTTGTGGTGAACCAGTAAAACTCGGAGGAACAGGAAATAATTTTGTTGTTCTCCTTGCAAATGGTGATCCAGAAATTTCAGCAGATGTTGTTGCTGGAGTTGCATCTACAGATTCTACCCATACTGCATCAGCAAACGGAGTAGTAGATGTAGTGTTACCAAATACAGCAGTATGGTCTTGTAAAGCAACTACTCCTGCCAATGTAAACACAGCAGCAGAATTACTTGCAATCCTCAATGACCGAGTTACTTTTGATCTAGCAGCTGGAGTTTTCACAGTCGATGAAAACGAAGGAGATGACTCTGATCATGGACTACGCATTGTAGGAGGTAATATCAACACAGGAGATATCTACTTTATCTTCCGTACATCAGGAACTTTTACTAACTAATTTATATAATAACTATTTATGGCTATTACTAATGCACTGAATCCCGCTGTTGTAAAAACAGAATTGGATGCAGTTTTTTATCAAGAG